GTGTCCTGGCAGGGGCCCCGAAACACGTCGCGACCCCTCCCCCCTACCGTGGGCCCGCCCGTGCCTAACCCGCGCACGCCGTCGCACCTCAAGGTCGTCCGGGGCACCGAGCGCAAGGACCGCGCCAATCCGTCCGAGCCCTCGCTGACCGTCGCACCGTCGAACGTCCGACCGCCCGCCTGGCTGGAGCTGTCGCCGCTCGCCCGTCGCGCCTGGCACGACCTGGTCCCGCTGCTGCGTGGCATGGGCGTCCTGACGAGGGCCGACCGGGTCGCCCTCAGCCTGCTGTGCGAGGCGCTGGCGTCGTACGTCACCGCCCACCAGATCGCCGCCAAGGAGGGCTCGACCTACGAGACCACCAGCGAGACGGGCGGCACGATGATCCGCGCCCATCCCGTCGTGGCCATGGGCGCCGAGTCCGTCCGCTTCGCTAAGACGATGCTGAGTGAGTTCGGCCTGACGCCTGCCGCACGGTCCAAGGTCAGCCGCGTCGGGTCCGGGCAGAAGGACCCGACCCAGGAATGGCTGGAGGGCGCGGGATGAGCCGGCTGTATTGGCTGTCCGTCCTGTCTCGGATCAACACCTGGTGCCAGTGCGAAGGCGTCGGGTGCGAATGGTGCTGCCTGGGCTTCCGCCGATGACCTGGCTTGCCCGATTGGTCGGTCGTGAGCGTAGCTACCACGCCTTCTGCTCGACGTGCGGATCGCCGATGCAGTGGACCGAGACTGGCCAGTACGCAACCGGGATCGGTACTCCGCTGCGCCATTCGTTCGACGTCACCACGGGTCAGCCGGTCGAATCGGGCTTTGCCATCTACGCCTGCACCACGGCGCAGCTCAAGAGTGGGCATGATCTGGTCTGGGGTGACGCGTTCACGAGACCTCGCCGATGACCGTCGCCATCCTAGCCCTCAGTTGGTTCGCGACAGGCCTGCTAGTTCTGCGCCCCGGACGCTACGTCCTGCGCTGGCTGGTGAGCGTGGCATGGTGGCTCGGATCAATCACCGCCTGTGTCGTCGTCGCGTGGCTGCTCTGATGACGGCTGTCTCAACCCTCGCCCCGCGAGCACGCCAGCGGATGCAACCGCCCGAGCGTCCTGACCGCGTCACGCAGTACGCACTCGACGTCGTCGCCGGGCGGATCGTCACGGGGCAACTCGTGCGCAAGGCCTGCGAACGTCACCTGGCCGACCTCGCGACGGGCGCCGCGCGCGGACTGCACTTCGACGTTCAGGCCGCCGAGCGGGCGATCGCGTTCACGGGCCTGCTCAAGCACTACAAGGGCGAGTGGGCGGGCCAGCCGATCCACCTCGAGGGCTGGGAGGCGTTCGCGCTCGGCTCGCTGTTCGGCTGGAAGCGGGCCGACGGCACCCGGCGGTTCCGCTCGCTCTACCTCGAGGTCGCGAAGAAGAACGGCAAGACCTTGCTGGCTGCGATCATCGCCATCCTCCTGGCGTTCTTCGACAACGAGCCGGGCGCCGAGGTGTACGCGATCGCCACGAAGCGCGACCAGGCCAAGCTCGTGTGGACCGACGGGAAGCACCTGGTCGAGAAGAACCCGACCCTGAAGCAACGGATCCGCTCGTTCGCGCTGTCGCTGGCCGACGACGCCAGCTCGTCGTTCTTCCGACCGCTCGGGCGCGATTCGGGCGAGGGCGAGCAGGGCATCAACGCGCACGGGGCGATCGTCGACGAGCTCCACGTCATCGAGGACCGTGACGACATCGACAACGTCGAGACCGCCATGGCCGCCCGCCGCCAGCCGGTCATCGTGAAGATCACCACCGCCGGCAAGAAGCGGGCCTCGGTCTGGTGGGAGGAGCGCTCGGACGCGCTCGCGGTGATCGAAGGTCGAGCGACCGACGACGCGATGCTGATCCTGATCTACACGCTCGACGAGGGCGACGATCCGTTCGACGAGGCGGTCTGGCCGAAGTCGAACCCCAACCTCGGGGTCAGCGTCAACGTCGACTTCCTGCGTGACCAGGCGGCCAAGGCCAGGCGATCGCCGGGCAAGCTCGCGGCCTATCTCCAGCTGCGGATGAACGTCCCGACCCAGCAGTCGGTCAAGGCGATCGCCATGGACGTCTGGGACGCCAATGACGGGCTCTTGCGTGACGACGCTGGCAATGTCGCCGAGACCTACGAGGAGTGGGCCAAGCGCGTCGTCCCGCAGGGCGCCTCGGGCTTCGGGGGGCTCGACCTGGCGTCGGTCCGCGACCTGACCGCGGACCTCGACGTGTTCCGCGACGACGAGGGCTTCGTCAACGTGCTGGGCCGGTTCTACTGCCCCGAGGAGGGCGTCCAGGCACGATCGCAGAGCGACGGCGTGCCGTACGCCGACTGGGTCCGCGACGGCTGGCTGATCGCCACGCCCGGCAACGTCACCGACTACGAGTTCGTCCGCGAGGCCCGCAAGGCGGCTGCGGAAGAGCACGAGATCGTCGAGATCGGGTTCGACCGCTGGAATGCCACCCAGCTGACGACCCAGCTGCAGCAGGACGGCGCGACGTGCGTGGCCATCCCGCAGACCCACGCCGGGCTCGGAGCTGGCTGGCGCGAGCTCGAGCGGCTCCTCCTAGAGACCAAGATCCGCCACGGTGGACACCCGATCCTGCGCTGGATGGCCGGCAACGTCGAGGTCGAGACCGACGCCGCCGGCAACCAGAAGCCGTCGAAGGCGAAGAGCTCGGAGCGGATCGACGGCATCGTCGCGCTCAACATGGCGATCGCCCGCCTGATCGTCCACGCACAAGAGGAAGCGGTCGAGCCGTGGATCATCGCGCGGTGACGAGACTCCGCGCCTGGCTGCGCACTCGCGGCGTGATCGTCGTCATGCTCGCCCTCGGTCTCGCCGCCGTCGCCCTCATCGTGGCCGGGATCTCGATGATCTTCCTGCCCGCGGGGCTCATTGCGAGCGGCCTCGCCCTCTTCGGCATCCTGACGTTCAACCCGGCTACGGTGAGGAAGCTGACATGGCCGCGCTGATCGAGCGGATCGCTCCGCCGCGGGTCGCCGGCGACGTCAGCTCGTTCGACGACTGGGTCGGCCTGTGGGGACTCTCTGGGCTCGGCGCGATGCTCCAGACCACGATGGCGAACCAGCAGGAGGAGACGCCCAACGGAACGTTCGCGAGCCTCGTCGCCAGCGGCTACCTGCGCAACCCGGTCGTCTTCTCGTCGCTGGCCATCCGGGCACGGCTGTTCTCCGATGCGACCTTCCGGTTCCAGCAGATGCTCAACGGCCAGCCCGGCAATCTGTTCGGGACGTCGGCGCTGACGATCCTCGAGCGCCCCGAGCCTGGCAAGACGACTCGCGACCTGCTGCAGAGCGCCATCCTCGATGCCGACCTCGGCGGCAACGGCTTCCTGCTCGGCCGGACTGATGCGATCCGCCGCGAACGGCCCGATTGGATGACGATTGCCTACGGCTCTCGCGGCCGGGCGACAGAGCTCGGCTCGTGGGACCCGGACGCCGAGATCATCGGCTTCGGCTACCACCCGGGCGGCTACGGCTCGGGCGAGCAGGTCATCACCTTCGGACCCGACGAGGTCTGCCACTTCGCGCCGACCAAGGATCCGCTCGCCCGCAACCGCGGCATCAGCCTGCTCACCGCCGGCCTGCAGGAGATCATGGCCGACAACGGCGCGACGCGCGGCAAGCTCGCCTTCTTCAACAACGCGATGACCCCGAACCTCGCGGTCAAGTTCCCGCCGGCGATGAAGAAGGCCGACGCGCTCGAATGGATCGAGCTTGCCGAGCAGGAGCACCGTGGGATCACCCGCGGGTTCAAGACGATCTGGTTCGGCGGCGGCGTCGAGCCCGTCCCGATCGGGCTCGGCTTCGGGCCCGAGGGCATGGACTACGCGAAGATCCAGGGCCGCGCCGAGACGCGTATCGCCGCGCTGACCGGGATGCACCCAGTCGTCGCCGCACTGTCCGAGGGCCTCCAGGGCAGCTCGCTCAACGCCGGCAACTTCGGCTCCGCCGCCCGCCTCGTGGGCGATGCCACCCTCCGGCCCCTGTGGGGCGACATGGCCGGCTCGCTCGAGACGATCGTGCGGCCGCCCAGGCCGAGCGTGCGCCTGTGGTTCGACGATCGGGGCGTCGCCTTCCTGCGCTCCGACGTCGCCGACCAGGCCGACATCATCCAGAAGAACGCAGCCACGATCGGGCAGCTCACCAAGGATGGCTTCACGCCGGAATCGGCAGTCGCCGCGGTGGTCACGGGCGACATGAACCTGCTCGTCCACACCGGGATGACCTCGGTCCAGCTGATCGCGCCCCTGTCGCAGCCGGCAGCCGCCTACCGGGCGGTCCGCGAGTTCTGGTCGATCGACGTGCCCTACAAGTCGATGGGTGCGATCGCCGCAGATGCAATCGTGCCAGCGGGCCACCCGATTCTCACGGCCTATCCCAGCATGTTCGAGCCCGTAGCGGAAGTACCACTGCTGCCAGCCCGGGCGGGCGGACCCGGGCAGATCGTCAGCCGCGAGCAGGTCGTCGCCAAGCGGATCGAGCTGCTGCGCCTCGGTGAGCCGGCCGGGCACAACAGCATCGCCCGCGCGCTCGCCGTCAGTCCCGACACGGTGCGGCGCCGGCTGCGCGACGCGAACTAGCGAGCCTGCACACCCCCATTTGCGACTAGCTGCACCCCTAGACCTGCCACCCCTGCGGCAGCGCAGGCTCCGCGGCGATGCCAGCAATCGAGTCCAACGAGACGGGCCCCGTCGACGAACCCCTGGATGCGCCTGCCGAGGACAACCCTGCTCCTGACCCGGAGAGCGTGGATCCCGACGAGGCCATCACGGAACCGACCGGCGCGCTCATCGCCCCGCGGTCATACCGCCACGTCACCAAGGCGCTGCACGAGCGCCCCTGGGCGATCCAGCCGCAGGTACTGACGTTCATGGTCGACCTGCTGCGCAACCGGGTGGCCGGCGTCGTGCTGTCGTCCGATGAGATCGACGAGCGCCTGGCGGCGGCGAAAGCGCAGAACGGCGATCGCACGGGCGCGGCACTGGCCGGGTCGGTGGCCGTGATCCCGATGTACGGCCTGATCACCCAGCGCGAGAGCCTGATGACCGCCATGTCGGGCGGCACATCGATCGACGAGCTCCGCTCGTTCCTCAGATCCGCACTGGTCGATCCGGCCGTCCAGGCGATCGTGTTCGACATCGATTCGCCCGGTGGGTCGGTCGATGGCGTGCCCGAGTTCGCGGCCGAGCTCCGTTCCGCGCGGAACGGCCCGAAGCCCATCGTCGGCCAGGTCAACACGCTGTGCGCGTCAGCCGCCTACTGGCTGGCCTCGAACATGACCGAGATCGTCCTGACATCGTCGGGCGAGGTCGGCTCGATCGGCGTCTACGCGGCCCACGAGGACGTGAGCGAGGCCGAGGCCAAGGCGGGCGTCAAGACCACGCTCATCTCGGCCGGCCCCTACAAGACCGAGGGCAACCCGTTCGAGCCGCTCAATGACGAGGCTCGGCTCGCGATCCAGGACCAGGTCGACGCGTTCTACGGGATGTTCCTGTCGGACGTCGCCCGTGGCCGCGGCACAACCGTCAAGGCAATCGCGGCCGACTACGGCAAGGGCCGCACGCTCCTGGCGCGCGATTTCGTGCAGGGCGACCGGACTGTCCCGGGCGCTCTCACCGCCGGCATGGTCGACCGCATCGACACGCTCGAGGCGACGGTCCTCCGACTCCAGCCCAAGGCGACCGGGAAGCGACCCGGCGCCGCAGTCATCCCCATCAACCGGGCGGCGATCGCCGCCTCGATCGGCCACCCGGACACGGGCTGGAACAAGCGCATGGAAAGGAAGATCCGATGACGATGACCAAGGCGGACCTCGACCAGCTGCGGGGCCTCGACGCCTATGAGACCACCGACGCGGAGTTGCGGGCGCGCCTCGCCGAGCTCGACGCGGAGGCGGACGGCAAGCCCTTCACCGCAGCGCAGCGCGAGGAGTTCGAGGCGATCTCCGGCACAGATGGTCTCCTCGACAGCGTGAGCGCGACCATCTCCGAGCTCAAGATCCGCGGCCGGGTCATCGAATCGGTCGTCGAGGGCAACGCCCGCGGCGTGGAGCGCGAGGCGGCCACCACGTTCGGCCTGCCGAACATCGTCAAGGCGCCCGACAACATCTTCGACATGGCCGCGTACCGGACGCGCGCGCGCAGCATCGACGAGCTGCCGGCGCTCTACCGCGATGGCGCGATGCGCGCCCTCGAGCGCGCGGAGTTCCCGACCGCGAGCAAGGCGAAGGCCCAGGAGGCGGTCGCGAAGCTCCTCATCCCGACCCGGCATCGCGACCCCGGCACGGTCGCCAAGCACATCCTCGGGACCGGCTCACCGCAGTACGCCGAAGCGTGGGGCATCTACGCCACCCGCGGGATCAACGCGGTGCCGGATCGCTTCCGGGCCGTCCTCCAGACCTACTCGGACGCCGACGGCGGCTATGCGCTCCCGTTCACGATCGACCCGACGTTCGTCAACGTCTCGGACGGCTCGGTCAACCCGCTTCGGCAGCCGGACTGGGCGCGAATCGAGACGATCACCACGAAGGAATGGCAGGCCGTCACGACCGCCGGGATGACCGCGGCGTACAAGGCGAGCGAGGTGACCGCGACGACCTCCTCCGCGCCGGCCGACGTCGGCAACCCGACCATCACCCCGATCGAGGCGAGCTCCTTCGCTTCCTTCACCGCGGCCTATCAGGAGGACTACGGCTCCGCCGCGATCGCGGCCGAGATCGGCCGCATGGTCGTCATCGCGAAGGATGACCTCGAGGCGACCAAGTTCTTCATGGGCTCCGGGACCAACGAGCCGGACGGCATCGTCGCCCGCCTGATCACCGACACGACCTCGATCGTCACCACGATCACGGACAACGTGTTCGCGCTCGCCGACATCGACAAGCTCATCGGCGCGGTCCCGCCGCGCTTCCGGTCCCGCTCGAAGATGGCCGCCAACATGGCCATCCTCCAGCTTGTCCCGGCGTTCGGCACGGCGGGTCAGCCGGCCGACTCGATCTACAACCCGATCAGCGGGACGCTCCGCGGCTACACGATCGCCGAGGCGTCCGCCATGGACGACGTCGCGACCGACGCCAAGGAGATCGTCCTGATGGGCGACTTCGCGTACTTCGTGATCGTCGACCGCCTCGGCGTCACGAGCGAGTACATCCCGAACCTGTTCGACGGCGACGGGAAGCCGCTCAGCGAGCGCGGCATCCTCGTCCGCTGGCGCAACGACACCGGCCTCCTGTCGGTCAACGCCTTCCGGCTTCTGAAGGTCCAGTAACCAGAGACGCGCTGGTGGGTCCGGCAACCTCCCCCGGGCCCACTCGCGTCGGAAGGAGCCACGATGGCTGAGAAGCGCATCCGGTCCGAGGTCGCGTTTTGGGTCGCCAACGCGACCTTCTATCACAACGGGAATGTGCTAGTCCTGGCGGGCCACACGGTGGCCGCCGGGCATCCGTTGCTCAAGGGCAAGCAGCACCTGTTTCGGCCGTTCGAGCCCACCTGGCCGCTGCCCGGTGCGGAGCCCGAGCCGGAGCCCGAGCCCGAGCCGGAGCCCGAGCCTGAACCTGAACCCGAGCCCATCCCGGAGCCGGAGCCGCCCGCGGAGCTCGAGCCGTGAGCCTGCTGGTCCGGAGCGTGCCGATTGTCACGGCTGCCGATGGCACCGACCTCACCACGATCCGGCTGGGGCCCTGCGTGCTCCGTCTGATCCGGTTCGAGCTCGGCACGCTGTCGACCCCCGACATCACGATCACCGAGGAGGACGGCGGCAAGACGATCCTGTCGGTTGCCGCGGTCGCCGCGGACAAGGACTACATGCCGACCATGCTCGGCCAGACCACGGGCGGCGTGGACGTGGTGGGTGCCGGCGTTCCGATGCCCGTGCTCGATCGCCTCCAGATCGTGGTCGCCGGTGGTGGCGACACGCTGAGCGGGCGCCTGATCTTCTTCTACGAACATTGAGGGCTCGGCCGTGGCCGTTCCCCTCCTGGCCGTCGTCCACGACTGGTACTGCCCTAACTGCGGGCTGACCGATCAGACGCGCGAGGCGCTGCCCCATTCGCGCTACCACACCTGCCCGAAGCTCCGGTTCCTCTCGGCCCCGATGCTGCCGGTCGGGACGAAGGCGAAGGTGGAGCTGAACGAGCGCGCCGACTACGTCAACGGGGACAACGTCCAGCTCGACCCCGAACTCGGGCGGCCGGTCATGAGCATCGTCACCACCCGGGACAACGGCACGGACGCTCTCGTCTTTGCGCCGTGCGCCACCGTGAAGATAGGAGCCTAGAACATGGTCGAGCCCGGAACCGTCACCGCCACGGCCCACGATGCGACGGTCGTGAGCGTCGACAACATCCCGGCCCTGGAAGAGGCGCTCGAGGCGGCCCGCCAGCGCGCCCGGGATGACGAACCCCATCGCGCGCTGCGGGCCGCAGAAGCGAAGGCCGACCAGCAGCGCGCCCACCTGGCCGATGCCGAGGCCGAAGTCGCCCGCCTGCGGGCAGAGCTGGAGGGCTAGATGGCCTGGAGCAACAGCAAGGTCTTCGTCCCGTTCATCGAGGACGCGCTTGAGAATACGTCCGCGTTCGCTCTCGCCGCAGACGTGCCCAAGGCCGCCCTATACGACAACGACATCACTCCGGACAACACCGTCGCCACCGCGAATAGCATCTACAACGCCGGCCAGTGGACCGCCGCCGGCAATGAAGTCGCCGACGGGACCAACTGGGACGCCGGCGGCGAGCCCATCACGACGCCCACCTTCGTGCCGACGACCAACGTCCTCAAGTTCGACGGCGACAACACGCCGCAGGGCGGCGCGTCCTGCACCCTCGCCAACGTCTTCGGCTGCCTGGTCCACGACTCGAGCGTCGCCAACCACGGCCTCTCCTATCACTACTTCGGCGGCTCCAACGGGGTCACGGGCGGCACGTTCACCGTGATCTGGCACGCCTCCGGCATCTTCACGATCACCCTGACCTAGAGGCCAGCGCATGGCCATCTCGCTTCACACCCCGGGCTCTTGGGTTGCCGCCAACGCGACGACCCAGACGGTCACGCTGCCGACCCACTCCACGGGCGACATGTTGCTCGTGCGGGTCGGGTTCAAGCACGCCACGATGCCCACAACCGTTACCTGCGGGACGGCGGGTTGGAACAAGCTCGGCGAGACCAACGGCACGGGCGGGGCATCGTCCAACGGCGGCGGCGGTGTGCAGGTCGCTGTCTTCTGGAAGGAAGCGACCTCTGACGCCGAGACCGATCCTGTCATCACGTTCAACGCCGGGGTGACTGCCGCTACTCCGTCCGCCGCGGTGGCGATGGCCTACTCCAAGGGCGCGGGCGAGTCGTGGGTCACGCCAGAAGGAGCTGGCACTGCTATCGCGGCGGCGACCAGCATCTCGGACGCCATCGACTCGCACGTCTCGGCTACCTCCGGCGACTGGATCGACGAGTTCCACGTCACCAACGACAACACGACCCTGACGGTCCCCACGTTCACGCAGACCGGCCTGACCCTGGCGGCTGTCACCGAGTCCCCGGCAGCGGCTCTCTCCTCTGGGACGTCGAACGACATCTCGGCGGACGGGTGCTTCAGAAACGCGACGGCCGGGACATCGAGTGCAGCGGCCGTCATCACCGGGACGAACAGCGCCGCTGACCTGGGTGCGGGGTGGACGACGCGCCTCCGGGTCGCGGTCGCCGACACCGCCCCGGCCGAGCTCGCCTCCGGGATCGCGGAGGCCTATCCCGCCACGGTCGCTGGGACGACGACGGCCGAGCTCGCAGCTGCCACGGGCGCCGCATACGACGCCACGGTGACGAAGGCGGCTACACCAGCCGCCGGGCTCGGAGCCGGGTCGGGCGCTGCGTATGACGGGACGGTCGCCGGCTCTGTGGCGGCCGGCCTCGGGGCGGGAACCGGCGAGGCCTTCGATGCCACGGTCGAGACTGGTGGCCTTTCCGACACCGCCGATGCCGAGGTTGCGGTCGCGACCGGCGAGGCGTTCAACGCGACGGCTGCGACCGCGCCTGCGGCCGGGCTGGCGTCCGCTACCGGGGCCGCGCTCGATGGCAGCGTTCAGGTCCAGGCAAACGTCGGCGTCGCGGCTGGTTCCGGCGATGCCTACGCGGCCACGGTCGCGGCTGCACCCTCAGCCGGCCTCGCTGCCGGGACGGGTGCCGCGTATCCCGCCACGGTCGCGGCCAGCATTCCGGCCGGCCTTCCGTCCGCGACGGGCGAGGCGTTCGATGCGACGGTCTCGACTCTCACCAACGAAGAGGCCGACGCCGGCCTGGCGACGGGCACCGGGGACGCCTACGCCGCCACGACGCAGGTGAGCGCCAGCGTTTCCGCCGCCGCCGCTCTCGGGGCTGCATACGACGCCACGGGTGCCGTGGTCGCCTTCCTCGAGGTGGCCGCTGGGACGGCAGCCGCCTATGACGCGACGGTGGAGGTTGGTCAGGCTGCCGTCGCCGAGGTGGCCGCAGCCTCCGGTTCTGCGTATGACGCGACGATCGCGATCGGCGTGCCGGCCGGACTGGCAGCCGTGACGGGTGCCGCCTACAGCGCTCTCGGCCTGGGCGATGTTCTGCCGGGCCTCGCCGCCCGGATGAGCCTCGCCTACGGCGACCGGGCGATCTACGTCGCCGTTCCGCGCGAAACGGACATCGTCGATGGCTAGGAGCCACCGATGATCCATCTGACGGTCATCGTCGCCAACGTCGACGAGCTGCTCGACGCCGAGGCGTACGGCGCCGGCGCCCTGCTCCGCTGGGAGAGCTCGGCGACCATCGACGGGATCTACGTCGAGGGCGGGACCGAGGCGCTCGTCGCGGGCACGCTCCTGTACGACATCTGGGACGACGCCGGCACGACGACGACCTGGTATCGGACTCGCGTCTCGGACTCGACCGCCGCCACGTTCTCGCCCTACTCGACGCCGTTCCAGCCGGCCAGCGCGCAGCTGTACCTGACGCTCGACCAGTTCCGGGCCTTCGAGCCGTCATCGACCCTGTCCGACGAATCGCTGCTCATCCTGCTCCAGGCCTCGGCCGCAGACATCGTCGGCGCGATCGGCCCGCTGGGTGACGCCGTGGCGGTCCTCCACGCGCATGGCCCGTTGCTCATGCTCCCGTACCGGGCGTCCGGGATCGTGTCGGTCATCGAGGATGCCTACGGCGCGCCGACCACGCTGGCCGCCGACGATTACGAGCTGAGCTGGACGGCTCAGACGCTCCGCCGGCTGAACGACGGCACGAACCCCGCCTCGTACTGGCGGCGCCGGGTCAAGGTCACCCTGTCGCCGGTCGACACCCTCGCCCAGCGGCAGCGGGCGCAGCTGGCCCTGATGCGTCTCGACATCACGACGAACCCGGGACTCGCGAGTCAGACGATCGGCACGTGGGGTGAAAGCTACCGCACGGATGTTCCCATCTCGGAGCAGCGCGATGAGATCCTCGCGTCGCTCATCGAAAGCATGGCGATCTTCTGATGCCGATCCAGAGCCGTTACCGGCACACGCTCGTCGTCAAGCGGATGGCCCCCGTCGGAATAGGCGGAGCCGAGACAGTCGGCGGCGCGAACACGACGCTGACGGCGGATGTCGCGGTGGGATCGAGCGCCATCACGGTCGCGTCGGCCGCCAGCGTCGCGCCCGGCGACTGGCTCCGCGTCGGGGATGCCGATGAGCGCGAGGTCCGGCAGGTCGCGCCAGGCGGCGTCGCCGGCCTGATCGTCACGCTGACAGCCGCCCTGATGCTGGCCCACGACACGGGCGACGTGGTTCGCGAGCTGGACGATGACGGCCTGCCGCTGCTCGACGACTACAACCAGCCCGTGTTCGCGCCGACGACGGTCGCATCGGTGCCCGGGCTGATCCAGCCGCGGTCTGCCCGCGAGGTCGCGCTGACCAGCCAGGGCGGCGCGGTGATCGGCAGCCATGTGGGGTACTGCGACCCGACGTCGGCCCTAACGACGGACGCGTGGATCGAGCTGCTGAGCCCGGCCGACATGGCCGGCCGCTACGACATCCTCTCGCGGCCGGACGCGGCCGGGCTGTCGCATCACCTCGAGCTCGCCCTCCAGGCGGTGACCTGATGGAGATCCAGCGCTTTCCGGGCTGGCTTGCCATCAAGGTCGGTCCGTGGAAGCTGATGATCCGCCCGGGCTTCGCGCTCCTTCGGAGGCGACGCTGATGCCGAGTCCTCGTGTCCCCTCCGCCCGCGTCCTGCAGAACCGAGCCAAGCGCGTCGTGATGAACCGGGCCGCTCTCGACGCCGCCCAGCTCGGGATCGCGGACGGACTGATCGCGATCGGTGCCCAGGTCGTGGCCGACTACAAGGCCAACGCTCCCCGGGATCCAGAGGCGGCCGCGGCGAGAGGCGTGCCGATGATGGCCGACCAGGGCAAGTTCGTCGTCTACGCGCTCGGCAAGAAGGTCGGCGGCGACGAGGGCGGGACGGGCAAGCCGCGTGCGATGCGGACACCGAAGGACCAGGTCGTCCTCGGGGTGTGGGTGGCCTCGCCGCTCGCGCACCTCGTCGAGCTGGGCACGATCAAGATGCAGGCGCGCCCGACCCTGCTCCCGGCGTTCGATGCGCGTCTTCCCGGGGCGGCCCAGTTCATCCCCGAAGCAATCGCGTTGCGGATCAAGGCGGTTCCCGGATGACCGTGCTGAGCCCGATGCAGGCCGCCATCGCCGAACTCGCCGCCGACAGCGCCGTGATCACGATCGTGACCGTGGACCAGTACGGCGTCCGGCGCATCCGGCCGGTCGAGCCGCTGGGCACCGTGGGCACGACGCAGGGCGACGCCCGGGGCCCGGGCGCGTACATCGCGTTCGTGGTGGTCTCCGTCCTGGACAGCCCGATCGTGACGCTCGAGCCGATCCGCGACGTGACGCTGTCGCTCCGCTGCTACGCCCAGACCTTCCTGGCCGCCGAGGCGCTGTGGCTCGCCTGCGAGGACGTGTTCGCGAATCGCGGGCAGCGCGCGGCAGCGTCCGGCCTGGGCATCTGGTTCAGCCGCGCCCGGTCGATCGGCCCGGACAAGGACCCGGACACGAAACAGCCCCTATGGCACGGAACGGTCCGAATGCCCACCACCCTCGCCAGCGTTGCCTGAAAGGAGCCACATGCCCGGATCCGTGAACTTCAAGGGCACCCCCGGCCTCGCGGCCATGAGGGTCCAACACCAAGCGCAGCGCGAAGCGGCCCTGCAAGCCGCCGCCGAGCGACTGAGTGAAGCCGAGCGGGAAGCGTTGCGCGCCCAGCTCATCACGCCTCCCGTCCGGCGCACGCGGGGAAAAGGCGGCCCCATCGGTCCAGCCTCCGATGTCCTCGTGGGCGAGCGCGGCCCCGAGACATTCATCCCGGCCATGCCCGGAACCATCGAGACCCCCCAGAAAGAGGAGAGCTAGACCATGCCGGCCATCGTTTCCGAGGATGTCCTGTTCGGGCCACCCTCCAGCCTCCAGTTCAACGGGGTCGAGCTCGGCGCATCCGAGGACCCCGCCGTCCTGAGCATCACGGGCGAGCGGTTCGAGATCGACTTCCAGGGCGCATCGACCTTCATCGCCGGTCTGACTCGACTCCGCAAGGTCCGGGCGACACTGACCGCCAAGCTCAACGAGCTGTCGCTCGCCAAGCTCGGCTGGGTACTGCAGAACG